ATATTCACGGTTATAACGCAACCAATGGAAACAAGTGCGGCTTATTCTAAAGTTGCAACAACGGCAGCGAAGAAAGTTGTAAAAGAAGTGGCGGTTAATTCTGCCGTTGAAATGGCAATGAATATTGTTTTTGAAAAAGAAATGCGTGAAATGATGAAAGGAACTTACGTAGATCCAGATGATAATTACAAGGCGGTATGTCTGGATAAGAACCCAAAAGCAACTGTTTGTGAAAAGCCTGTGCAAATAAAAACTAATATTGATTCTAATGATAAATCTAAATTGAAAAAGTCTATGGATACAATATTAGATAAGAAAACGGGTACTGTAGGGTTTTTAAAATTCTTGGATTGGTTTGTGCCTATTTTTCTAGTAGGTGGTGCTATTGCGTGGATTGACCATGCTTTAAGTAAAGAAGAACAATCTCTAATGGATGAAATTGCAAGGGAAGCTCTCGAAGATACGGGAATGATGAAGCAATTGAAAACCAAAGACAAATTAATAGTAACGGAAGAAGATGGTTCTCCAATTCCTCCAACTGGAACGAATCCAATTCCAACGGATACGACAAATATAACTAATAATGTTGTAGATAATCGTTTAATTAGCGATAGTTATATATTTGGTGGTGATGGTTCAACGGTTAATAAAGTAACTGCAACGTCAAATTTTGTATCGTCTGTTGGTGTATGGGTCTTAGATTTGGCAAAACAAAATAATGATAATTCTTTAGGTATTACACGACTTGAATTGAAAAGTGATATTGGTCAGCAAATTATTATTGGGAATGGTACTGCCTACAATTCAAATATGTACACAAATTCCTCGGGGATTGCCAATTCGTATGTTAATGATGTGGTAAGAATGAATGATTATAATATGAATACATCTATGACAACTGATATAAGTTTGATGAATTTAAAGCGAGTGATACTTTATCCAACAAGTATCGTTTCAAAAGCAAGTTTGAATCCTAGATATAGATGGACGTATTTAAGTTACTCGTATTATACAGTTACACCATTAACATTAATTGCGAATGATGGAACGATTGCACAAGTTTATTCAACGAACGGTCATAATTCTTTGCCTAGTTCCGTTCCTTATTCTAGTATGACGGCAACTGTTACAACTAATGCTCTAAATTTAAATCAAGTGGGATTAGCACTTTCTTATATTGGTAATGGGAAGGTTAGTGAATTAAAAGACTATGTTCCTACTTATAACGATATAGAAATAACGGAACCTTATACGAAAGAAAAAGTAAAGGTTATACCTCCTACGGCTGTTCCTATAACGACTCCAGAAGGTACTCCAGTAACTCCGGACGGTGAGGGTGGATGGAAAGATGTAAATACGGGTGAACCCGTTGTGGTGCCGAATGAAGATGAATTAATAGTGGGTGAACCGATTGTCACTCCAGAAGGTGTAGAAATTCCAGGGGGTGAGATAATTCCGACTCCAGAAACTGAAATTCCTCCAGATACGGAAACTCCTCCAAAAGACATTAATGAAGAAGATTTCGAAGATTTAAGTTGTGCTCGTCCTAAAAAACCAGATTTTAAACCTATAGGAGAATCGTTTACAACGGCTTTCCCGTTCTCTATTCCGTGGGATATTAAGAGGATGATAGATAATGCCTTTGGTGGTGTAAATGATGAAAGACCATCATTTGAGCTTTCTATGTTTGGTGATGGTGTTGTGATTGAAATACCTAGTTACTTTGACAAGTGGGTGAAGTTTGGTAAGGCGATTATGGTGATTGGATTTGATATTGGAATTCTATTTTTATTCTATAGATTTATGAAAGGTGGGGGCGATTAATGGGGGTATTGAATGCGGTCTGGTGTGCGTTGATAAAATTTTGGAACGCTATACAAGACCATGTAATACAAAATGTAATAGATTTTATTGCAATGTTAATCGGTTTGCTCCCGTCTTTTCCAGTTCAAAATGAACCTTTGGATTGGGGCGAGTTTGGAAGTGCAATAGGGTATTTTTTGCCCGTTGGTACAATGGCTCAACATTTTGTTTTAATGTTAGCAGTTATTATTCTCTGGTATTCCTACGAATATGTAATGCGGTGGATAAAAATGATTAAATAGGGTGGTGTCCTAAGTGACTATAGAACTTTATACGGGATTCGTTGGAAGTGGAAAAAGTTATGCAGCGGTGAAGAATGGAACGATGATTGCAGATGCTCCGATGGGTAAAAGGTGGGTTATTGCAAACTTTCCTATTAAACCGAAAAAGACTATGTTCTCCAGATTTAGAAAGAAAAAGTTCATAGATCCCCGTTGGATTCATAAGCGAAATAATGAATTGACTCCAGACTTTTTGATAAAAGAGAGCCTTGACCGTGGATGGAATAAGAAAGAGGGTTCTTGCCTTGTCATATTTGACGAGGCTGGAATTCCCTTCAATTCTCGCTCATGGAATAGTCCTGACCGTATGCAGTGGATTGACTTCTTGAGCCAATCGAGAAAGTTTGGATATGATTTTATATTTATAACTCAACATAGAGATATGATGGATAAGCAGATTCGGAAATTATGTGAATATGAAGTGCAACATAAAAGGTTAAACAATATGTTTGCTTTTAAACTATTAAACTTATTTAGAGTAACTTTGTTCGGTGGTGTTAGTTTCTGGAATGGAATGAGAAATGAACGTGGTACTCTGCGTTTATATTTTTATAGAAAAAAGATTGCTGACAGATACGACACTTTGAAATTGTTTGGAGTGGAGGAAAAAGCGAATGATGAAAAGAATAATTCTAAATAGTTTACCAGAATTCATTGGTTTAACAATTATTGCAATCGTATTCGTTTATTTGTATGTGTCCACGGTATAGAATGAGGGGGAAGTGAATTATATTCACTTCCTTTTAATTTTGTGTACACAAACGGGGTGAGTTTGTGTATTATTATGAAAAGGGGTTGGATGATGAAAAGAACCGAACTCATAAAATTCCGATGTACCAAAGAAGAAAAGTTGTTGTTGTTGATAATGTCTAAACGGATGAGTGAAGAAAAACAAGAGAATATTCCTTATTCAGAAGTCATGCGTATTGCTTTATGTGAAATGGCAATTAAAGAGTTTGGGAAGGAAAAAGTAATGAGGGTTCTAGAAAAGGGCGAACCAGTATAGAAAGTAAGTTGCGATGTTTAGTCAATAGTTTATCACGGTAAGCGGAACGTAGTGAGCATTAAGGAGTGATAAGCTGTTGACTAATCAAACATGATTTACACCCTCTTGTTCTCTTCCCAATGCACATTGGGAAGGTGCCTAACGGCGAGTGGGAAGTTTTGGGTTTGCCTTTTTTAAAAGGCAAGGTCTTATCTTTTAAAGTGTCTCTCTTGTCAATAGAGACACTTAACGGACAAAAAGGAGTGAGATGAAATTGCGGTTCAAATTCTTTTCTACGAAATACATGACACAAGGACATATCAGATATATCAGACGGTCAAGGCGGATTCTTGCTAGTGATAAGGTGCTGACATATGATGATGGTGCTTTTCTGGAGCATACGAAATATGAAAAGGCTCTTTATGTAATGCCGAAAAAGGACAAGATCTTGGAAGAGTTAGAGGGTTTAGAAATAGAAGAAGATGGTTCCTACGACTTCTCGAAGCTCTCCAGTGATTTCAAAAAGTATATGAGGTTAAAAGATGATGAATTCTTTAATAAAGCTTATAGCGAATGGAAGAACTCAAAACAGTATGAAGAATACAGGCAACAAAGAGAAATAGACAAAGTAGAAGAAAGATATGATAGGGGTATATTTGAAGATGAATTGATTACTATTTTATCTGGGCAAAAAATCAAATATGAGACTCCAACATATATCAAGGCTAGGACTTCATCAAGAAGGGCATATAAAACGGTTATTGAACTGATAAGGGCGAATTTGAATGTATTTGAGAGTTTTATAACATTGACTTTTGCTAGGAAAGAACATGAAGCGAAGTATCTTGAAAATGGTTCGGTATTCGATTTGATTGAAGATACTAAGGACTTCGAAGAATGTAAAAAGGTATTTTCAAAGTTTATAAATACAGTTTCAAAGAATATGCGAAGGAAAGGCAAACAATTTGAATATGTAGCGGTGTATGAGCAACATAAAGACGGTTCTTACCATTTTCATATGATAAGTACAAAGATTGATGAAGAATATCTTATAGCGTGTCCTGAGTGGCTTGATATAGATTATAAGACTAAGAAAAAACGCAATGGAAAAATGATGAAGCATTGGTCATATGGGAAATCAGATGTAGAGGAAATTAGGGATAAGGAAAAGATGTCAACCTATCTTTGCAAGTATCTTATTAAGTCGTTTAATAGTCTTGCTGATACGGAAGAATCGTATCTGGAGTATCTCGGAAAAAGAAAGTATTTCCCGTCAAAAGGTTTAAAAAGACCAGAAGTAGAATACATCAAAATGAATGATATAGCGGTTATAGAGTCTATAGAAAAGAAAAAAGCCGAATACTCGTCACAGTATTCGACAACTTACAAAAATCCTTATTCAGATTCGGAAATTACAAGAACATTATGTTCAAAAGTATTGAACTAAGTATAACAAATATAACCGAATAATTAAAGGTTAAACGTAAAAATGAAAAAAGTTGTCTCTATGTGAGAAAATAGGTAAAAAGTCCGTGGACATGTCCACGGGCTTTCTTTATATTATAAGAGTAGTAGCAAATACTTAAAAAAATGGAAAGAGGGTACAAAAATGGCGAAAACTTACGTTGTTTTAGAAGAAATACGTGGAGTTAGTAAGAAGGGGAACCCGTATCATATGGTAAAGTTTGCTGACACTCAAACATTTGAAAATCATGTTTTGTCTGTAGATGAAAATTCGATTAAAGAAGAATTAGGACTAAAACATGGTCAAAAAGTAGTTATTGACTTAGATTTGAGAACGGATTTCCGTGGAACTAATGCGGTTATAACATCAATTAAAGCGGTGTAAATATATGAACGAAGAAGTGAACGAAGGAGTTAGTTCCGTAGATTCATCTACGGATCTAACACCCGTAGTGGATTCTGTGAACGAATTAACTCAAGTGTTACAAGAACAACAAGAACAAAAATTGTTAGATGATGAAGCGCAAGCAGAAGAACAAGCGACAACAACGGAACTTCTCGGAAAGATAGTTGAACAATTAGAAGAACAAAAGCCAACTGACGAAGAATTGCAATTGGAAAGTGAAACGGTATTGACTGAACAAGAAACATTACAAGATATTGACCAACAATTGATTTTGTTAAATGAGACAATACTTGCAATGCAAGAGGAAATGCCAAAGGAAAAAATAGTTGTAGAAGGATTTTTCTATGTTGGTTTGAGTGTGGTGATTGCTCTTGGTGTCTATATGTTTTGGAATCAACTTTCGAAATGGTAGGGGACGAAATATGGAAAGTATTACTTTGTTTAGTGTAAGTATGTTGGGTTTGGCAAATCTCGGAACTGTTGCAATGATTCTATTATTGCATAAGCAAAACAAGGAATTGAAAAATAATGCTAGTCTATGATATTAGTTTGGAACAAGATGCGAGTTTCATAATTTCGCTCTGTATGATTACAATAGGAACGGCTTTCTTGATAGGTTTTACAGTAAAGAAACTATTACAGTTTATGAAGTCTTTCTAAAAATCCTTGCTCTCGTTAGGCTCTCCCGATTAATGACTCTATTCACCATAGGGCATAAAAGGGAAAGTCTAACGAGGGCAAGGCTCTCCGAAATCATAATTCTAAATTATAGGGGTGTTATTAATGGAAGGAACTTCAGCAACAAGTACTTTGTTAACTGGTGTAGCGTCTGGAATGTCTAGCGAAATCATGACAGCTTTACCAATCGCAGGTGGAATTTTTGCAACAATCGCAGGGATTTTTATCGGTGTGAAAATCTTCAAACGTGTAACGGGTGCAAAAGCCTAATACGTGTCAAAATGTACGCTCTAGGGTGCGTAAGGGTGCCGTCTCTGACGGGGGTTCCCTTGGGCTCCCTAGAGCGTGTTTTATTTTGACCGACACTAGCCTTTTGTACCGAAGGGGGTTTGAATCATTTTTAAAAAGATATTTGCAATCTTAATGATATTGAATGTATTAATATTCACGGTTATAACGCAACCAATGGAAACAAGTGCGGCTTATTCTAAAGTTGCAACAACGGCAGCGAAGAAAGTTGTAAAAGAAGTGGCGGTTAATTCTGCCGTTGAAATGGCAATGAAT